ACATTTCGATTATGGTTACTTGAGTTATATACCCATTTACCGTTTTCGTATTCCTGGTGACAAATAGCCATTAACTCAGGTAGCACTTTAAAATAGTTCCCCTCATTTGCCCTTACCATTTCTTTCCAATCTTTCTCTTGGCAAATATTATAATCGTATAAATCTTTAATGTATCTAAACTTAACGCCACCTAGTTTAATTTCATCGGGACAAGCTAACTCAATAGGTTTAGTTAAAAAGAAAGCATCTAACAAATAGTCGTAAACTTGTTTAGGGCTAAGTGATTCAATATATTCAATATCCTGGCCCGATAAAATAGATAGCCTTAAAACAGCCCTATCTAATTTATCCAAAGTATCATTGCTTTTCAATTCCTCTAATTTTTGGAATTGCTCAACTGTTAAATCTTCGTATCGTTTAGGTATTTTCATCTTAATAATATAGTAATTTATTTGAGTTTTACATTTATTGAATAAAGAATGTTGACTTTTTAAGACGGTTTAAAGCTACGTATCTAATTGCATCAATAGCATGGTTATAATTATCAATAGGCTGTGAGGTGTGTTTGCCATCGTTATCAGTCACCCATTTATAGTTCCTTAGTTCCTTTATCAAATTAATACTAGACTTCGTTACATTCAATTTAAACGCTTGTAAAGTATCTATTGAATTACGGATTGAGTCTGGTCCTTTCTTAGCACCCTCAATTCTAAATTGCGCACGTCTTAAATCCTCTATTGATTTTGGTTCGGCACTATCTGCTACTATCATTTCATTTGATTTTATACCTAACTCTTTTAATTTACCTATTAAATCACTATTGGTTAATTTAGTTTGGTATATCAATTCATTTATGTAAAGTTCACCGTTGTATCTATAAACCGCAATTAATGTACTTGGATCATTCGTAAAACCAAAGTCCATTCCATAGGCAATAAATTCAGCTTCGTTTGGTATGCTATCACATTGTTGCCAATTTTCAAAGACTGTACCTTGCAAAGAACCTATATTCCCCAAACCATAAACGCTCCACCAATTAGCCCAGTAAGTTGAAGTTAAGGCTTTCTCTTTTGCTTTCTCAATTTCTTTAATAATTGATAAATCCAATGCTTCATTATCTTTGTAAGTCAATACAACAAAGTCCGTATCACTATCGTTAATCAATTCGGTATCAACCCAAAATTCAGAAACTGGATTATAATCTAAATAAATAAACCTACGTGTTCTAATTGCTAATTGATAGTAAGCCTCCCACGTAATATTGTTGCATTCATTTACAAATAGCACATCACGTCTTGCACCCCTCAATTTACTTTCTGCATCTGCACTAAAGAATTCGATATAAGCACCATTGCTAAACGTATAAACCAAACTACTTTTATTAAAGTTCTCCGGCTCATACATTCCTATCATATCCATGATTTTAAGAAAGTCCCTTAATGCACCCCTCTTTAAATGTGGTATGGTTTCAGCAACTATTGATATTTCAGCAAGTGGATTTTTAACAGCATAGTCAATTAAGAAAGGAACGATAGTAAATGTTTTACTTGCAGAAGTTCCACCCCTTACTACCCTTACTCGTTTATTGAGTTTAGATATCTTGGCTTGGGCTGTCGTTCGTTGTAACATTAATATCTATTCCGTTAAAGATAGGTTTCTCAGTTATTAATTGGTTAATCGTTTGGCTAGGTACACCATGCACTCTGCTTATTAAAGTTTCTAAAGAATACAGCGTTCCTTTCTCTAAACTTTTACGCATAGCGTTTGCAATGGTACGTTCTAAGATGGTTGCGTGTTCGTCTTTAAATATATCGGCCAACTCATTCAAAGTCATGGCCATCATATTTTCAATAGTTTGGTTTATATCCTGCTTATTGTAACCCATGTCTTTTAATTGACAAACGAATTTACGAGGTCTTCCGTTTGGGTTGCCTGTTTGACCCTTTGTATAGGGTATTAAGTTTTTATATCCTTCTTCACTTGGCATAATCTATTCCGTTTCTTTTAATAACTAATGTGCTATCTAACTTCTTCATTCGGTCTACTATTACTTGGCAATACTTTGGGTCTAATTCCATACCGTAGCATTTACGATTCAATTGATGTGCTGCTACCATAGTTGAGCCACTGCCTAAAAATACATCTAAAACTATAGCTCCTTGTACTGATGAATTTTCAATTGGTTTACTACATAAAGGAATTGGTTTCATAGTTGGATGTTCTTCAGAACGAGAAGGTCTTTCTATATCCCAAACAGTTGTTTGTTTTCTATCTCCACACCATTTATGTGAAGCACCATCTAACCAACCATAAATACAAGGCTCGTGTTTCCAATGATAATCTGACCTTCCAAATGTAGAATTATTTTTATTCCACACAATATAAGATTTAAATAAAAAGCCAGCATCTAAAAATTGTTGTATAAAATTATGTGTTTCTGATGAAGCGTGCCAAACATAAATTGCTCCACCCTTTTTAAGAGCAGTTGCAATTGTTGTATAAACATCATAAAGAAATTTAGGAAAATCATCTAATTTATCATTAGCTATTTTTTCTCTCTTTTTACTTCCACCTTCATAATTAATATTATATGGAGGGTCTGTGTGACACATATCTGCTAAAACACCATCCATTAACTTTGCTACTGCATCACTATCTGTACTATCACCACAAAGTAAACGATGCTCCCCTATTTCAAATAAGTCTCCTAAAACTATATCGGTTTCAATACCACCTTCGGGTGTTTCAAAATTATCTTCCTCAGCTTCCAACTCAGTAACAAATTCAGCGGGCAAATCTAATCCCCAACTTTCCAATTCCAAAGCATCCCAATCATTTAATAATTGCCAATCCCACTCGCCACCACTAACATTATCTTTAATCAAAAATTCCCTCTGTTTCTCCTCAGATAAGCCACTTGCTTTAATAATTGATACTTCCTTTAACCCAGCTTCTTTGCATGCCTTAAAACGCATATTTCCGCCTAAAATAATCATATCATCATTTACAACTATCGGGCGTATTTCTAACATCTCGGGAAAGTCTTTAATTGACTGTACCAACTTTGCAAACTTGTCATCCTTAATCAAACGAGGATTATTTGGATTGAGTTTAATTTTGTTTATGTTAATTTTTTCCGTCTTCATTCCAAAAATTATATGATTCGTATTCGTCTTGCATTAATTCATTATATAAATAAAAGTCTTTTTTAATATCACCGAATAAAAATAGTTAATTTTAAACGGTTGGTGGGGCAATGGCTTCATTAATATGTTTGCCTTCATAAGTGATTGAAATCATTAAAATGTTATTGGTATAAAGGATTTGTCGTTCAATCGGTTTATACTTCTTTACATTTAGCTTTAAATTCCTTTCGCATTCCTTACCAACCCTTAATCGTTCCTTTGGGTTTGGCTCGGTTTCATAATCAAATGTATATTTAGCTTTGAATGGCATTACTTCTTTGTTTTGGGTTTGTCTTCATTCGGTTTATTGATGTATGCTAAAATCACACTAAAAGCATCTTTGTAAATATTCGTGCAAGTTGAACACTCAACAAGTGTTTCAACGGTTGCATCAATACCATGATATGCTGCTAATATTTCTTTAACATTATCATTTGAACTGTCAGGGCGGATTAGATCATGCGCTACTGCATAAATAAAATCCCTTTGTTTTAATAGTATTTCGTTCATTTTAGTTTATTTTTTATTTCGTTTTTAAATTTATTGTTCTCGTATATTAGTTTCCTTTGGTTTATTCCCAGTTCACTTGCAATCTCCCTTGTTGATGTCACCACCGACTTAAATAGTATTTCAGCTTTAAATGGTTGCTCCCTTGCAAATTTAACAGTACGTTCAAACTTCATATCAATTTCAAAATTATAACTTTCTTCGGACATATCAAAATTTACTTCAAAATCATTGTGCCGTTCAACTAAAGGATTTTTTGTATTGATTAGTTTGTTTGCTCTATGCCTATCGGAGTTCATGCCTTTTAAAACATTTGAGCAGTACGCTATAAATTGCCCGTTGTTTACTTTGTTAATCAAAAAGTCTTCAGGTTTCTCACAAAGGTACAATAAAAACTCTTGAAATAGATCATGTTGAATATCCCGATGGTTGCATAGCTTAGCAGTCAAACCAATAAGCATTCGGCTTGTTGCTGCTATGATTATCAGTTGTTCTTTATTGATTAGCAAATGTATTAAATTTCTCTAAGAACTCATCAAAATTGTGACAAATAAAATAAATGCCACCAGCACGCTCAATGGCCTGTTGATATTCCTTTTGTACTTCGGACTGTTTATCCTTCATTTTAATTTCTATTTTAATTGATTTACCTTTAAAAGTTGCGGATATATCAGCCGTTCCATTCGTGCCAGTTCCTTTAATATATTTACCCGAACCTATCTTTTTTTGGTTTCCAAGTATATCGGTTACTATTTTACTGTCATCAATATACCTACCAGTGTTAGATATTCTTTCAGCTTGACCGCCACTAAAGTTAATGTAATCAGTTACACACTTAGTTAAGCCATTTGCCGTTGTATCGTTGTATTTCGTTCTAACAACGTAATCAGTTGGCATCTTAGTACGTGAGCAAGCGTAAGCGTGTTGGAGGTCTGAAAGTTGTTTTAGTGATGGTTTCATTTATATTTCTTTTTAAATATTTTATAAGGCATAGTATTAAAATGTCCGTTAAATTCAAAGTCAATCAACTGAACTCCCTCTTTTGTGTAAATGTTAATTATTTTCATATTAAAATGTATTATTATCAGTTATTAATTCAATATATCTTTGCCCCATACTATCCTGCCCTTTTGTTAATTCAATTTTGTTAAATATACAATATTTTTCAACCCACCCCCAAAAACGCTTAGTTGATAGGTTATATTTTTTAAAGTCTGGGTATTCCTCAATAAATATATTATAAATCATATTTTTATTTAATCGTTCATTTTCTTTTAAAGTATCTTTATTAGCCCACTCATAAAATTCAAATGAAGTTTCTTTAATATACTTTCTTATTTCTAAGTTAACATATTCATAACTTACTAGACCATTAACTAAATACATTTGCATACATTTAACCATGTAATTATAAAAGTTAAGCCATTCGTTATTATTCCATTCATCAAAAAACATTCTGCCAAACTCATTAAGCGGAGTGTGTTTATGACTAAAATAACTACTAAACTCAATTTCCCACTTTCTACGTTCAAATGATCCACCAACACCGCCAACAGTATAATTAGTTGTTATAATTATTTTAGGACTTCTGCTAACTGGTATCTTGATTGCATCCTTATTCTTTTTCTCTAAAGTTATACCCTCAGTAATTACGCTAAATAGATTTTCAAATTTAAAGTTTTTTTGTACATCGTCAAATACTAAAATTTGAGTATCTGCTGAAACTGTTTGATAAGGAAATGATTTTTCAAAACTAAATGATTTGCCATTAATATCAGAAACCCTTTTGACTTTACTTAATGCATTCCAAAAAATACCCTTACCGCTGCCACCATTTGGATTCTCGCTAATAGTTTCATCGTTTAATATAATAGCTTTATTATTTGCTGAAGTTTTAAAGGAGTGCATTAAATAACCAATAGTTGAAGTAATTGAGTTTACTTTGTCACTATTCTTATTTGATATTAATTCTATAAATTTACTAAAGTCACAATTAATATTATCAGTAATTTTAAAATCAAAATCAATAATGTGCTTTTTCCAAACAAACCCATCCAATTCTAAATAATCAATTAATTCAATATTATCATTTGTAACCTTGACCGCTGCATTCCTAAAATAAATATAACCAGCGTCAATAGTATCTTCCTTAAAAAATATATTTGATTCGCTTAATATATTAAGGTAGTCATCTTTAAAATACTTTTGCGTCCCAGCCATGTACTCATAAACTTTATCTTCACCTTGCTTTAACAATTCATTTAATACATAATCTTTAATCTTAACTTCGTTTGTGTTATCAATTAAATTATTAGTGACCTTAACGAAAATAAATGATTCGGAGTTCTCAGGGTAATATTTATAAAAACCATTTGATTCTAACCATAGCTTATAAAGATAATTCTCAATCTTAATACCTTTTTTAGTATGTATCCAAAAATCATTTATAGTAACATTT